GGATCGCGTGACGACTGCAAACGATTTCATCTCCCGTTTCACGAACGCACTGGCCGATCTCACGCCGCAGCAGCGCGTCGAGAAGATCGATGCCTGGCTCCCTGCCCTGCGCGACCCGCGCAAAGCGCAAAGCGCGGGCGTGAACGCCTTCGAACAGCACCTTGTGGTCGTCGAGCTGATGACGATCCGCGAAAACAACGTCGAGAGGATCACCTCATGAATGCCCGCGTCATCATCGCCGGAAACAACCGCGCATTTCCATCCGACGCAGCCCAGAGCTGCGCGGCTTACCTCACCCAGATGGCTCGCCCGTCGCCTCCTTGCGGGCTCGAGCCGGCGGCTCGCTCTGTCGTCCTCCCAGAAGATGAGCGGGCCGCTTCTTTTGCTTACGATCTGACCGCTGGTCGGTGGATCGTGCCACCCCCTTCCCTCGCTCTGAGGGATGCCGGCGCCGCAGCGGAACTGCGGCTTGCTTCTGGAGCTCGTCACACACAGAGATCTCATACTCAGACCTACGTTGACTCAAGGAGACCGGCTCGTGGCAGTAACCACACAGCCGGTCTCATTGTCGAGATCGCAACCGTGGTCGGCGGCATGGCTGCCTTCTCTGCGATCGCCTTCGTGGTGCTGCTGCTCGCATGATCGAATTTTACAGACCATCCGACGTTCCAGAGGACGTTTGGGAATTGTTCGTTCGCGAGGCTGACAAAGTCCGCTCAACGGGGCGCGATCACTACGGCGCCCGCACGATACTGGAGGTGATCCGTCACCATGAGATCATCGACGCCAAAAATCGCGATTTCGTGATCAACAACAATTGGCAGCCAGAGATGTCCCGCGCCTACATGAAGATGCGCGGGTGTCCTGGCTTCTTCGAAATCCGTGGCCGCACAGACAGGCACGACGAGGCTGCATGACCACTGACCCCGTCAAACTGGCCAAAGAGCTTCCGTTTCTCACGGCTGAATACACGGCCGCGCTGATCATTCTAATGAGGCGGGTCGAAACCGACGACGAAGCCTGGGCGATGGCGCTCGAGCACGCGATGAAATCTGTCACCAGCGTCCTGGCGAACATCGTGCTTGAGCTGGACCGCAATGGCGTCGGCGAACAGTTCCTTGCTGAACTGCCAGAGACGATGAACCTGCAACTCAGGAAGTATGTCGATCTCCTGCGCGACGTTCGCTCGCGTTTCATCGAGGAAAAGGGAACAGTGAATTGACAAGCGCGTGCGAGAGGCATGGGATGAAGCATCTGAGCGCATCGACGCTCAACCTGTTTCAGAACGCGCCGGGCCTTTTCATCCTTGAGAAGCTCATGGGGCGACGTCAGCCGGTTGGCTGCGCTGCTCACCGCGGCAACGCTGTAGAGCACGGCATCATCCACGGACTGAACGATCTGTCGGCGCCGGTTGCGGACTGTCAGGAGGCGGCGGTGAAAGAGTTCGACCGGCTCACCGCATTGAGCGGCGATCCCAACCGTGAGAAGGAACGCAAGGCCGTGCCGCTCATTGTCGCGCAGGGCCTGACGGAACTGCGCCCATACGGGACGCCGTCGCATTACCAGCACGAGGTGCTGTGGGAACATCCAGACCTGCCGCTCCCGATGCGTGGCTTCATTGACCTGATGTACGAGGACACCGGCGTGATCATCGACTTGAAAACGACGCTCCGCATTCCCTCCGAGATCAGTGACGGGCACGCCAGACAGGTCGCCGGGTATGGCTATGCGATGAGCGACAACCTCGACCTCCGTATCACCTATGCGAGCGACAAGCGCGCAGTCACCTACAGCTTGGAGAACGCGAAGCAGCACGTCGAGGCCATCGTGAAGATTGCGTCGGCTCTCGAGCGGTTCCTGTCGATCTCGGACGATCCGAATGAACTCGCCAGATACATCGCAGTGGATTTCAGCAGTTTCTACTGGAGCGACCCAGCCGCTCGGCAAGCTGGGTTCGAGGTGTGGGGGTACTGATGCCAAAAGGAGTATTTGAGCGTAAGCAACGAACCCACGAGCAAAAGATTTCGTCCCTGCGAAAAAGGCTCGAACAATTAAGCGAGCCTGTCACAGAGAGCGGCTGCATCCTTTTTGTAGGATGCGAAAATTACCTCGGATACGGCGTTATTGCTTTTGACAAGAAAACACGAATGTCAGCGCATCGCGCATCATTCATGGTTTGTCATGGTGAAATACCTGCAGGCATGGATGTTAGGCACAAATGCGACGTCCGTTGCTGCATTAACCCGCTTCATCTTGAGCTGGGCACGCATCAACAGAACATGCGTGACATGGTTCTTCGTGGTCGCTCTCCGTGCATGCCTGGTGAGTTGCATCCCAACGCAAAGCTTTCCGATGATTTGGTTAAATTCATCAGATCGTCACAAGAGAGTGCGCGCTCGTTAGCGCGGCAGCTTGGGTTGAGCAAGACCACAATACTGCGGGCAAGAACATTCAACACATGGAAGCATGTCGCATGATCTTCGGCATCTGAGCCGGGAGGCAACGCCCGCGGGCCTTATCGCGGCAAAGGTGAAAGCAAAGGTAGAACGCATGACATTATCTCTGGGACTTGGGGGCAGCGGAGGAACTTACATCCGTTTCAGTCCGTCGATCAATTCGTGGCAGCTTGGCAAAGACGAATTTGATTTGAAGAAGATCGTGTTTGATCTCGACACCATCAAGACGGGATGGGGTCTTGTTACCGAGGGACAGGCGCCGCAGTGGATTTGGGACGAGCGCATTGGCCAGATGGGTATCAAGCCAGAGGGAGATTTCAAGAGAGGTTTTTCTGTCAGGGTTTGGCTCGGCCCCGACCGAGGATGGGCTGAATGGAGTTCGACTGGAACCGGACCTAAAGAAGGTTTTTCACAGCTGTGGTCCGTTGCGGGCAAGGAAAAGCCTGACAATGAAGGCAAGGTTGTGATGTGCGCCTATACAGGATCGACGCCGGTGAAGGTTGGCAAGGGCAATACCCGTGTCCCGAACTTTGAGATCTTGGGCTGGATCGATCGCCCCGCCGACGATGGAGACGACGAGGCGCCAGCACCTTCAGCAACGCGCTCAGCCCCGCCGTCCACAGGCTCTCGCGCAGTGCCGCCGCCAGCTGCGAAGAAGCAGGCCGACCTCGCCAACATGGACTTCGGCTGATGATCGTGGCTGGCATCGATCCTGGCTTGTCTGGCGCCGTCGCTCTTCTCGACGGTCCCAACCTCCTGACGGTCTTCGACCTGCCGACGATCGACAAGCCGCACAAGAACGGAAGCAGGGCTGAACTCAGCCCTGCCCTCCTCCATGACGAGCTGATCGGCGACGTGAGGGTGGGCGTGGCATTCATCGAGCAGGTCACCGCCAGCCCGCAGATGGGCACTGTGTCGGCATTTCGTTTTGGTGAGTGCTTCGGCCAGATCTGCGCCGTGTTTCAGTGCCTGGGGATCCGCACCGAGCTGGTGCGGCCGGCGTCCTGGAAGAAGGCGATGGGCCTGAACTCCGACGCCGAGGTGTCGCGCGCCAGGGCGATAGAGCTTTGGCCCGACAGCAGCCACTACTTCAAGCGCAAGATGGATCACAACCGCGCCGAGGCGGCGCTGATCGCGGAATGGGGAAGACGGAATGGTTGATTACCAGCGAGGCGACGAACTGACGGTTGATCACATCCTCGACCAGCGTCACCAGACATACGGACGTTTCATCGATCTCGCGGAGGTCGCCATCGAGCTTCGGTCTGTCATCAGGAAACACATGGCCATGCGGGGAAAAACATGGGAGCCCGATCAGGAGGAAGCCATTTTGATGATCAGCTCGAAGCTGGCGCGGCTGGTCAACGGAGACCGGGCGCACGTCGATAGTTGGAGAGACATCGCAGGCTACGCCACGCTCGTTGCTGACAGGCTTGAGGGGAGGATCAGGTGATCATGCCACGGACCACGGAATCCGACCGCATCGCCAGCCTCATGGATATTCGAGACATGCTGCTGGCCTATCACCACGAGGGTGAGACCCTCGAGGGCGTCATCGCCCGATACGATCGTGCGATCGCCAGAAGGCTGAAGCGCGAGAAGGAGGCGCCGCAATGACATCGCTCATACTCTTGATCGCGGCTTTCATCTGCGGCGTGCCCATCGGTTTTGTCGTCGGCATCATTGCAGGATACCGCGTCGCCAGGCCGCATAAACCAGTGTGGCAGGATGACGATTGGCCTGTGGGCGGTTGGGGGGTGTGAATGTGGAAGTCACGTCGGAAGCAACAGCTGGCTGACCGCGGTGTTCCTTTGCTGGTTGCCTTGAAACAGGCGAGCTACGAGCGCGCGATGTCTATCGCAGCGGCTATGGCTTTGGAGCGGTTCACGTTGTGCGCGATGGCGAAACGGAACAAGCTGTCCAGAGAGCGAATCCGCCAGATCACCGCTCGACACAAGAGAACCAAACATCACAAAGCACCTTTGCAGGGGTGGCTGGAAGATGATCCGCTAAAGCAGATGACAAAGGATGACGCTCGTCGATTGATGGCGGCGCTGGAAGTTTTTGCCGGAAGCTTGGGAAGGGACGGGTGATGCCGCGAACAGGCGCGAAGGTAACACAAGCCGACATCGCCCGCGTCTTGCGGGCCATCAAGCAATCTGGCCTGCAGATGCGTGTTGAGATTTCCAGCAATGGAAACATAGTTTTAGACCCTGCACCAGCATCTACTGGCGGGGCAATTGACAGACGGACTCCCGTCGATCTCTAATGAGCGACATGCCCAAACAAAAACTCCCTTATGTAAACCGTCATGTGAATAGGCACGGAAAGGTCTATTGGTTTTTCCGCGCTCGCCACGGCGAAAGAATACGTTTGCCTGGAGATTACGGAAGCTCCGAGTGGCGCGCGGCTTACGACGCTGCACTTGCTGGTATCAGCATCGGCAAGCCGCCACAAGTCCGCGCCAGTCGCGGTACGCTGCGTTGGCTGGTCGAGCACTGGAAGCGATCCAGTGACTGGTCCCAGACGTCTTCCGCAACTCGCAGGCAGCGCGATAACATCCTGCAGCATGTCTTGGAGAAAAGTGGCGATCGAGCGGTCGAAGAGATCACTGATGACGCGATCCGCGCGGGCCGGGAAAAGCGCAAAGAAACACCGGCAGCGGCAAACAACTTCCTGAAGACAATGCGTGCGCTTTTCCGATGGGCGAAAGAAGAGAAGCTGGTTGATACCGATCCGGCGAAAGACGTCAAATTCATCAAAGTGAAGACCAAAGGCTTCCCGCCCTGGTCAATGGATGACATCGCTGCCTATCGGGCTCGCTGGGACGTCGGAACCCGCGAGCGCCTGGCGCTGGAGTTGCTGATCAATACGGGGATGCGCCGCTCGGACATGGTCTGCGTCGGACGCCAGCACGTCAGAGACCAGATCATTTACATTCCCGCCCACAAGAATAACGTCGAGCTTTACATCCCGATCCTGCCGCGCCTGTCTGAAGCCTTGGCCGCAGGACCATTGGGCGACATGTCCTTCTTCTCGTCGCAATACGGGCGCCCGATGACGAAAGAGAGCTTTGGCAACGCATTCAAGCGTTGGTGCCGGGAGGCTGGCATCAAGTCCAAGTCAGCGCATGGTATCCGCAAGCTGGCGGCGACGATCGTGGCTGAGAACGGTGGCTCGGAGCAGGAGCTTCAGGCGTTGTTTGGGTGGACGACAAACACCATGAGCGCGGTCTATACCCGCGAGGCCAACCGCAAGCGCCAGGCGCTTCAGGCTGCGTTCAAGATGCTGCAGGAAATGGAACGGAAAGAGGACGAAATCCCTCACCTTCTGCCCACCCCTTTGGGCAAACTGCCCACCCCTTGAAAGGAAACCTAATGTTTTCAATGAGAAAGAAACAAGAACAGGGCTGTATGGTGGGCGATGAGATTGTAAAATCTCAGCGTTCAATCAAAGAGTTAACTGCCCACCCCATTGTTTTCGCAGGTATTGTTTGCATTGGGTTATTTTCGCCCTTGCCCACCCCTGCCACCGCCTCCGACGCCACCTCCCTAGTCGTGGCAGCAGCCAAGCGCCACCGAGTGCCGGTGGATCTGGCGGTGCGCGTAGGACGCGCAGAAAGCGGCCTACAGTGCCATCGCCATAACAGGAGCGGGGCGAGTGGCCCGCTACAGATCATGCCCTCCACGGCCCGCGCAATGGGCTACAGAGGCCCATCGATTCGGCGGGCCAGCTGCGCGGTTCAAACCGAGTGGGGGATGCGCCACCTGGCCATGTGCTATAGGGGCGCCCGAGGCGACCGGCGGGTCGCCGCAGCCTGCCACTACCAGGGCGTCAGCGCCCTGCGGCGGGTCACCCGAGCGGGTGCGGCCTATGCCAGACGGGTGGCCAGATGACCCGCGAGCCAAGCCTTGAGGCCGTAAACCGTGCGCTTGCGCTTCAGGTTCAGCAGTTGATGGCTGATCTCAAACTTGCGGACGCACACATCCGCCGCCTGTACGCAGAGCTTGCCGAGGCCCGCCGCCAGGCAGATCTGGAAAGGGGGCGGGGATGAGCGACATCATGGACCGCCTGCGCCAGATGGCCGACCTGTTCGAGGCGCAGCAGGCGCCGCACAACATGGTGCTGCATCTCCGCGCTGCCGCTGATGAAATAGAGCGGCTGCGGGCGGCGCTGGAGACAGCGGCAAACGACTTGAACGACTGGGGCGCATATACCAAGGCAAACAAGGCCCGCGCCGCGCTGGGAGGTGACAAGTGATACGTCCTGACCAGATACCACCCGAGTCCGTCAAGGCGGCATGGCAAGCCATGATGGCCCCGGATGCCCTTGCGATGCACAGGGCGATAGCTGCTGCGATAAATGCGTGGCCAGATATTGAACTGGATAGAGAATGCCTCTGCTACTTTGGTGATAACATCATCCTCCCACTTCCACATGAAGAAGGTGAACTGGAGAGCCTTGGTCCTGAGTTTGAAGCCGCTTGGGATGCTAACGTGGACCGCCTGTATGAGTTTGACAAGCCAGAGGGTGAAGCATGATCCGTCCTGAACAGATACCGGATGAGGTGGTGGAGGCGCATATCTCCATTTTGGAGAGGATGATGATTGGACCACCAACAAAGAAATCTTCTCGCGCAGCCATAGCCGCCGAAATCCGCGCCCTTATTCCTCGACGGTCCTCTTGAACCCCAAACGGGTTAGAACGTCAGCGATGTGACGGCCCAGTAGTTCGACTGCATCCTCATCAAGAACCGGCAGAACGACGTGTGCAACCTCGTGGCTCGCGACCTCGATGAGCGTGACGTCTGTCATGCGGTCGTCCAGCTCGATCCTGTGCTCGTCCGGGTACGCCATACCCCACACAGTCTCAGAGCGTCTCCACGCGATCTTGATCTTGCGGAACCGTTTCTTGCGAGCCATGTCACCGGCTCCGCAGCCATTTCAAATACTCGACGCCAGCCTCGACGTCGGCGTAGGCAGTCACCCTGCCCGCTCTGCTGGTGGCGTTGGGGTCGATGATGGTGAGGATAGCAGCGCCTTCCTTCTGCTCGTAGTGTCCGAGCTTCGTGGCGTAGTCGTCGTAGGTCTTAAAGCCCTTCACCCGGATCATGACCGGAACGTTGCCCTGAGCTGCCATCTCCCATTGGGACACAGCCCAATTGTGCTTGTGTCCACAGACGAGCAGGTCGATCTTGTCGCCTTGCTTGGCCGTCTTCACGGCACCGTGCAGAGGGTTCCACATCGAGTTTCCGGGGAAATCGTGGGCAGCGTTCACGCGAATCTCGCAGCCGTTCTTGAACTGTAGTACGAACCGCGCTTCCCA